CAACTTGTAATATCCCTGCATTTTGCATCATATAGACTGGGCTAGACCATGCACCACCTGTCGAAGCAATAACCATTCCCCTGTACACATCTTTGGTTACTGTACCTCGTTGATTCCATCTAGTGTTATCCGTCCAATCACTAGTTCCTAGCAATAGGTTTCTACCACCGACAGCAAGATTATCAACCTTAGTAACGGTAGCCTCAAAACCATCGGCTCTCTGTTTTAGTGTACTAATGTTCCCAGACTGTTTCTCTTGTGCGGTGCTAAGGTCACTAACAGTAGATTTAACCCCCTCTGCAGTGTGTTCTATTTCAGACATTCTAGTGTCTTGTTTTTCATTATCTGTTTTTATGTCAGCAATGGTGCGTAAAGACTTATCAACAGTATCTTTAGCTTCATTTATTTTTGATGATAATTCACCAGTCTTTTGGTTAAAATCTGTCTGTGATATCTTTGTTTTCAGACCATCAACTGCGGTTTGTGCGGTTGTTTGTAATTTAGAAACATGGCCATTGATATTTTCCTGATACTGTGTGATGGTTTCTTTAATTTTGTTATCTTTAGTTGTGTAGTCTAGCACAACATCTTCAGGAGCAGGCGTCCAATCAGTAGGTATGGTACCTTTTTCCAACTTAGGTAATTTAATGTATACATCTAAAGCAACATCTTTAGAATTGAAGTAGATAATAATTGCATTTGTACCAGAAGCTGTTCCTGTTGAAGAAACTCTAGTCCAGTCTGTAGGAACATTTCCAGACGGCCTATTAAATGGTTCTGACCATTCAACACCAAATTGTGAATAAACACCAGTTCCTTTAATATCAATACTAAATGCCCATTGTTGGCCTTTTGTAATTATATTACTGACGTTGTCGGGTTGGAAAAAATATATACCGGCGTTGTCGGAGCCGCCTTTTGGTGATGTTATATGCCACATATTAGTGGTACTATCATAGGAAACTTCGGCTGACGTTGTAGCTGCATTGTTACCTACAACCCATGATAAAAGTTTTGAGTTTAATAGTAGGTTTCTACCTCCAACACTAAGTGCGTTAATCGTGTCACTAATATCACTTTTAGCTGTATTAACGTAACCTTGAGCTTTAGTGTCTAATGCACTAACTGCATTCTGTCTGTCCGTGACCTCTTTAGCTATTGTGTTTAGTGCGTCAGCCTTAGCTTGATTAGCATAAGTTTGTGCTTGTGAATTAGCATGAGCTACCGCTTCATTACGTTCTGACGCTTCCTTAGCAATGCCGTCTGTTAAGTCTTTTTTAGCATCAGACAAGATTCTCTGTGCTTGATTGAATTGAGATACTGCTTCACTCTTAGCGCTTGCCTCTGCTGCATTAGCTAGTGAAGCTGCCTGTGACTTTGCTGTTGCAATATCACTTGACAGACCTTGCTTCACTTCATCAATGTGCGATTTGGCTTGTGAGACTGCGTCGGTAACAGCTTTATCTATATCATCAGCGGTGGTCGGTGAAGCGAGTAACTCCCATATATTACCATTCCAACGGTATATTTCAGTACCACCATCTGGCAACTCTTTGAAAAATACATCTCCAACCTTGGGATTAGCAGGCTCTGTGTTACCAAACGTTGTGCTAGGTCTACCAATCTGGTTAATCGTCCACTGCGTTTGACTACTAGTAGTATCTGCAACAGCATTCAAGTTGTTAATCTGTGAAGTGATGCTGTTTGAACTTAAATCATCACCAAGCGACAACTCTGTTTGGTCTGGTGATAACAGGTCATACTTAACCTCAAACACGCGTGTCTTATAGCTCAAATCTCTATCACCGTGCATGATTAAGACTGTGTCGCCAAGTGATAGCCCACCAACATCAGCAACCGTAGCCGAATACTGAATTTGTGGGTGATTAACCGATTGCAAAGTTTTGTATGCCGAATTGATTAAAACATTGACATCATCAACATCATCATACGTTTTTAGTAATAACCTAGCATTACCGTTAATCTGTCCCCATTCAGCCGTAGCGTCTGGGTCTGATAGAACGATTGAGCCTTTTGGCTTATCTAATGATTTACCAGCTGACCTCTTCCATTCAACATCAGCAATGTTAATTCTGCGACCATAACCGTCTGGAGTATCAGCGTCTCCGTTGTCAATTTCTTTACCCTTACCGCGTGGCAAGATAGCGGTGTAGATGTTTGATGTATCGCTTTGACGTTCAACCGTCAGTAGGTTTGAACCACTTGCAAATACCTTTGATGTATCTGCTCCCTGACGTGCTAGGTAGTCCATATAACGACCGCTGATGGCGTTTCCTTGTATCTCAATATAAAATACAATCTCACCGCCTAACAGGTCTACAACTTTGCTGATTGCGCTTAATCGGTCAATGTAATAGAAATTAGTTGTCGCTGTGCCAGAAACGTTGACGTTGTTAAGCTCCCAATTTGAACCATCGAGTGCAATTTTCATCAGATTTAATGCACTCTGATTTCGTGGTCGCTTATCTTCAATATAACCATCAGTAGCCAGCTCTTGATAAGCCAACTCATAGGCTGAATAGTCGATTGTTTCGGTGTTATCAACACGTTCGGTCAAACGCAACATAATAAACTTGCTGTCGTTTAATGGGTGCGGTGTCGCCACATACTTTGAACCGCTTGGCAACGCCTTGCTTGCAGGTAGCGAGAACTCAAACGTTGTTGCCGTGTTAATTTTAAAGTTTAGATGTGCTGCCGTGAAATCATCATTAGTCAGCACCTTTATAATTGCTTGTTTTTTATCAAAAATATAAATCATAGTGCTTTCACCCGATAAGACAACACAATTGAACTTGCCTGTGTACTAGCAATTTTCGTGCCATTTTTAATCTTGGCTTCAAAAATATTGCTGTTGTTGATGTCGATTGTTGCATTAACTGACTTTTTAACATTAGTACTTGGTGTAAATTCTGTGACCGTCTTTTTTGTGTAGTCGATTGTGTATACATTAGCTGCTTTAAATGAGCCAACTAATGTCAACGTGTAACTATCAACCGTCAGAACGATTTTAGAGACGTCTGAGCTATTGGTTAAGACAATAGTGTCAAAGCCTTGTGCAAAGCTTAAAGACGTGTCAGAAACGGTTATAGACGTTGTACCAGACGCACTCTTTGTAGCGCCGTACTTGTATGGATCTGACATTGTTATCTCAAACACACCGGTCGTTGATAATTGACCTGCATTATCCAAGTTGTTAGCAGTTACAGTGCCATATCTTGTGTAATTAGGTTCATCTGCAAAATTAAAAGCGACTTCATTGCCTTGTAGATACTTGTTTAAGGTATCGTTTAAGGTATTGAAACCGCTATTTGTTTTAGCTGAAACCATGTACTTCACACTAATTTTGTTTGATTCTATCCGTGATGATAAAAATAAGTCGCCGTCTGCCAAACCAGTAGCCGTGGATAATGACCTTGTGAAGCTTGACCGCCCCTCAACGTTGAGAGTTTGATAGCCCACTAACTCACTATCCAATTTATGACCGTTGAACGTGATAGATTCACTTGGCAATGAAACTGACGAAGTCCCAACAGTCAGGTCTGTAAATTCATATAAGCTCAATGTGTGTCCTCCTTTCTGTTATAGTTGAACACTATTATTTCTTTTTAATAGCGCCGTTTTGCCTTGTTGATTGTTAATGTCATCAACATAAGCAGTGTAACCATGTTTATCAAATCCGATTGTGATATTAGCTGGTTGTGTCTTACTTGTATGATCTAATGTCATCACGCTTGAGTACGAACCACCAATATTATTGTTCAAAGCGTTAATTGGGTCGCCAATGGCATTTGTTGCTAAATTACCAACGCTTGTTGCAGCGTCTAAAATACTTCCAGCCATGCCACTGACGTTTTTCTGTACTGTCTTGAAGTTATCAACCAGTCCAGCGTTCAAACCAGTCATGATTGCGTTACCAGCTGGTATAAGTAACTTACGGTCGTATTGAATAGGCCCCTTATGTCTTGCAATCCAGCCAGCAATACTTCCAACGAAACTTGTCACAGGGCCCCAGCCGGACATCAATCCGCTCAAAAAACTACTAATAATTGAAGAACCGGCGTTCCAAAGACTGATTCCCTGCACTCCGCTCTTGGTTGCATTAGCAACAGAACTACCAGCGCTACTTGCGTTACCAGATTGAGAACAAATACCATCAGCAGCAGACCGACCCAAACTTGCTCCAGCACTGTTAGCCCCACCTTTTTGTCTGCTTATTGCATTCAGTGCACTAACTGCAGATTGACCACCAGCATTATTAAATGCAGCCATTCCGGCTTGAGATGCACTTTTCCCAGATGAATTAAGAATATCAGTCGCCGCAGCCATAGCGTCATACTTTTTTCCGGTAATTCCGGCTATCAAAGACTTAAGAACAACACCTCCGATTGCTTGGAATTTTTTTGAAAACGAAGCAACGACCGCAATCATTCCGGCCATTAATGCTCCTGCTAACTGAAATACATAAGGCGTTATTTCAATTATTGATTCTCCTAACTGCCCGAGCATTGCAGCAAATCCAGCTACTATTCTTGGAGCGTTATCGCTAATTGCAGAAAATACAGATAAAATCATATCTGTAAATTGTGAAACAATAATTGGAATATTAGTCGTTAAAGCTGCCAATACACCGGTTATCATCTGCAGAAACATTGTCAAAACTTTCGGTATGGCATTAGTAACTGATCCAACAATAGCAAGCATACCAGTAGCAAACATAGCAGCCATAATCGGAATATTAGTTAAAACAGTTTTAACCATGACTACTATTCCTAGTCCAATCTGCTTAAATGTTGGAACAATTTTACCGGACACTGATGTCAGTTCAACAAAAGCGTCAATCATCAAAGAAATTCCAGTTGTAGCAGCTCCAATACCAACTCCTATGCCTAATACCGCTGCTCCAAACACACCTATACCAACAGCTCCAGCAGTCAATGCTGGACCGGCTATAGCAAATACAGCAACTAATGCAGACACGGCGACGGTTACGGCAGTTAGTGCAGCAATACCAGACATTCCGGTTTTAGCTAACTTAGTGATAGACAGGACTAATAAAGCAATTCCTCCGGTAGCTAATGCAATTCCTGCTCCCATTTCTAAAATAGCTGTGCCAAGCGCTAACATACTTTTTGCACTAGCTTGTGCACCTTTACCAACCGCTTTGGTTCCTGCGGCAGCTGGAGCGCTTGTCGCTGCTACGGTTGTGTTTCCGGTTGCTATTCCCATAAGCTTTGCTACATAACTAACAATCGATTTACCGACACCTAATATAGCCTTACCGCTCCCTTTAATAACGCTACCAATTCTCCCAGCACTAGTTAAGAATGCGCCAGTAGCTGTTGTAGCAGGTCCTATAACAGGTGCTAAACCTACCATTTGTCGTGTAAAGTCAGCAAATGGACTTTTACTGTTAGCGGCCCAATCTAATGCACCATTTGTCATATCTAGAAAACCACCGGTAACCCCAGCGCTGCCAGCCGCAGCTTTATTACTCAAAGATTCCCAGTTACCACCAACCTGTTCTATCTTAGAACCTAGGTTTTTTTGCATTTCACTGGCCTGTTGTTGCAAAAACTTTGTTGCTGTTTGCGTGCTTGATGACGCTTTATTCATCTGGTCTGTAAATGCACTCCAACTTGTTGTGGCGTTTCCTGTTGTGTCTTTAACAGACTTCATCAATGGCAAAATAGCAGCCATTCCAGATGTTCCAAACATTGTTTTAAGTGCAGCAGCTTTTTCTGATGAAGTCATATTTGACATTGAATCAGATAATTCATTCAAAATAGTTGGTAGAGGTTTCATGTTTCCTTGTGCGTCAGTCATCGAAACGCCCAAATCTTCCATGACAGCCTTACCCATCTTAGATGGTGCTTGCATAAGCAACAAAGCGTGGTTAAGGTCTTGTGACGCCTGTGCCGCACTAAATCCTTTGTTAGTAAGCAATCCAATAGCCGTTGACGTTGTTGCCATGTCAATACCAGCGTTTGAAGCAGTACCGCCAATAGTAGCCAACGCCTGTTGCATGTCTTCAATCGAAGCATTTGACAAGTTAGCAGTTTGTGTCAAAATGGCAGCTGCTCTTTGAGGGCTTTTCAGCGAATCGCCCCAAATGTTCATAGACTGCTGTACAACGCTTGCTGTCGTTTGTAAATCGGCACCAGCGGCCGTGGCGGCTTCTGCAATAGCCGGAAACTCTTTCTTAATTGTGCTAATCGAAGCACCATCACGAGCCATTGCAACCATTGCATCTGCTGCGTCTTTAGCGCTCAAAGGCAATACAGCTCCCATATGGTTGGCTACATCAGCTAATCCTTGAATGTCTTTCGATGTACCACCTGCAATAACAGCCGCTTTGTTCAAGGAAGATTGGAAGTCTCCAAAGCTCTTGACGCTCTTTATTCCAATTGCGGTAACCCCTGCGCCAGCAACAGCCATGAATTTACCAACATTTGCCAACGATTGTGTGGATTTGCTTTCAAAACCAGACGCAGCCTGTGCTGCATCACCAAATGTTGAACTCAAATTCTTATCAACCGCAGATAACACAGCTTGTACTGAATAACTTTCCATTTATTGTCCTCCTTTCCTCTTTTGTTTTAACTCTTGAAGCTTTGCGAAACGCTGTTGAATAAGCGCCTCTTCTTCTCGTTTGCGTGTCAATTCGGAAGTGTAATTACTCTCAAAACTTGCACGTATTTCATCTTCTTGTTCTGCTGTATTGTAGAAATCACTAAACTTTTGATAACGTGGCTTAGGGTGCTTATCGCTCCCTTTTGTAGCTTGCACAGTCTGGTTATACCAAGCGTGTAAAGCTATATCTTCACGTCTCAAAGCCTGTTTAATAGCGTATGCTTCCATAGCTAATTGATAATCAGGCAACGTCATAGTCTCAATTTCATACATTTGATACACAGAAAAGCCTAGACGAGTAAGACTGTTCAATACAATTTCATGATATGTTTGCTCACTAGTTTTGTATTCTCCTATGTCCTCATCATCTAGGCTTGTGCGTTTTTTAAAGCCACCTTAATTGCATTGGCTGCTGACATTTCTTTAGTTACATCATCAAACAGCTTTTCAAGGTCGCCATCATAGTCATCAATAAAGTTATCGACATCATCTTGTGATGGACGGAATGCTTTGTTGGTTGAAGCAGCTGAATAAATAACATCTGCCAATACGGCTGGGTCTGCTGTGTTAAGCGCCGGGATAGACTTTGTAAGTCCCATACCAAATGAAGCACCGTTCACGTCCAGACCTGCCACCTTATCCAATTCACGAACAAACTTCACACCGAACTTCAATTCTACTTCTTTATTGTTGATTTTAACTTGCATGATTTCTCCTTTTATCGTCTCACTTCAATCGTCTCTGTCCTTGTGTTATTTAATCAATGTCCTACGGCTGCTACACTGCAGTTGACGTAACTTGCGCAACGCCATTCACGCCACCGTCAGTCTCTTTAGCCCAAGCTTTACCGCCATTGGTTTCTCTAATACCGGAACCTGCAACTTTATCCAAGCCGCGGAATACATAGTCAACGTCACTTGCCTGTTGGGATGTTAGTGTAGTCCAGCCACGCTTTGGTGTGCCGTCAACAGAGAACGTAACATCACGAGTTGAGTTATCATCAGCATCGTTGTCGTTGCTGTCTTCTGATACATCTGCTTGTACATACCATGAGAAATACTTGCCATCTGCACTCTTGCGGTCTTTGTGTACGATCCAAAATTCCATCTTGTCGCCATCTAGCAAACTGTCATAGAATGCGTCAGCAATCGCTGATGTGTTGTTAATAAACTCGATTTCAAGGTCTGTTGTAACACTTGCTTGTGTATTAACGTTGCCATCTTTTGTCACAGTTGAGTCACTGTCTCGTGATGGGTCAAATGACAATGATGTTTGCCATGGGATAAGGTCGGCTGGTTTTTTTGCAGCGTCACTCAATTTGCGTGCGAACGCTACTGCGTTGACACCTTTTAATGTTGATAATGTCATTAAATAATCTCCTTTAATCTACTGTAAATTCTAGTTGTATGTTAGCGCGCTGATACGTTGTATTTGGCACTGATGTATCAATAGACATCTGCATGCTTTGCTGGTTTGCTTGCCCATAAAACGTGTAGCTGTCTGTTTTAATATATCCAATCGCCAGATTGTAAATGTAATCAGCTATTTCACTAACTTTTTTGCGTTGTTTCTTACTGCCCCATACGTCGATTGTTAAGAACACATGGTCATTGCGTGAATACTTAGTTGTTGCACTGGTTTGTTGTGTGTTACCAATCACCACAATTGGATAATCAACCGGTTCATCTTCAAGTGGTAAATAATCATAGACATTGTAGCCGTCACTCTGTAACAAGTCGTAGTAAGTATCGAACAGTATTTTTTGTGGACTAATCATTTGAGCAACTTCTCCAAATCTGACTTAAATACCGTCTTCTCTTTTCGGAATACTGGATCAAGCAACGGTTCAGCCGCCATGAAACGAGTACCCTTTTCAGTGTAAGGATTATAATCCTTACCCATACCCACAATTCCAGTCAAACCACCGTTTTTAAATTGAACGCCAATGCTTTTCTTGGTTTCGCCAGTTGATATTTTTTTGCCCTTCAATTTACCGGTCTTGTAAACCTTTGTATAAGTTGTTGGCGCTTTTTCCATTGCCGATTGTTGCGCTCTGGTTGTATGCTTTTTAACGACTTTTGAAACTTCCGTCAAGTCTGCTCTTTCAACTAACGCCTTTTGTAGTTCTTTCAAACCATTAAAATGATAGTTTACTTGTTTCGGTTCTTTACTCATTCATCTCACCTACAATCAGCGTGTTATTCTTCAATGGTTTCCTCGTTGTAATAGGCTTATACTTCTGTGCTAAGCCGTTTACAGTGAGGTACGCCCATTTATAGTCAACGTCATTTACAAGCCGTATAACAAGGTTCTTGGTGGTGATGTCGCCGAAGTCTTGTACGCTGGTTTCTGTGCCTGTTTCAGTAACATTAGCTATTGCCTCACCAACTAATTCAGGACCGCCTACATAATCACCAACCTTTGGGTCATAGTGTTCTTTAACGTTTGAATAAAACTGAATATTGTCTGGAAATCTCATGCCACCACCTACAAAAACAAAAAACGACCTGAATTGTTATCTTTCACGCCGTTTTCATCTTTCCAAGCATCAATATCGTTTGCAAATTCATCGAAATCATTTGCGCTAAATGTAATGCTTTGTCCCTCTTGGGTATATGAACTCATACCCTCGTTAGCAAGCCGATTGTAGCGCTTTACAGACACTTCAAGTGCGATATAGTCTAAGACATCAGGGATAGGGACACTATCCTTTAAACCTAATTTAAATGACAATGCTTGCGTTGTGTTTTTGATAATAAGATTGAGAATATCATCACGCTTATTATCTTTGATTTGTAGCATAGTTTTTAAATCGCTAAGTTCCAAATCATCACCTCCTTAATAGCCGCCCCTTGCTTATTTGCACCAACTTTAATTGTTGCTGTCTTTTGACTTAATGTAATACCATTAGCCTCAGCCTTTTGCTACAACAACCTTTGTTGGGTCGTACAAGTAAGCTGTGTAATGTTCATCGGCAGTCAACACAGTAGTCTTGTTGATGGCGTTGCGTTGGTTTTCCACTTCTGCCGCGCGCTTCAAAACCAATTTCAAAGCTGGAACACTTGGGTTTACCTTAATGTAGATAGCTTGTCCTGCTGTAACCTTGTTAGATTCGATGATTTGCACGCCAAGCACTGCAAACTTAGTGCCATTTACCAAAGCATTTTGTGAAACGTCTGAACCTGTACCCTCTGCACGTGCTGCCTTGCGCAATGCTGCTGCATCTGCTGGGTTAAACAAAGCTACAACAGGTGAATCGTCTTGATCGCTATTTTTTGCAAATAGTGTCAACGCTAATTGAACACCGTCTGATGTTGCAAAAAACTTAACTGTTTGTGAAGCTGTCAATGCAGCAGCCAAGATGTCATTATCAACCTTGTTAGCGATTGCCAAGCCTAATTGTTTTGTAGATTCGCCAACAGGGTCACCATATCCAGACAATACTGCTTCATCTGTAATTTCTGTACCTTTGGCAGCTTTCTTGATCTTAACGCTCGTAGTCGTTGTACCAAGCTTATCCAATGGAATTGCTTCACCTTCTGCAACGTCTTTTGCGTCACCAATGTAAGTGAATGCTGGGAACTTCAATGTGTCACCTGAACGTCCTTGCAGTGTTGAGTCAACACTTGCCAACGGTGTGAATCGCATTGCGTTCTTAAATTCGTATGACACGATTGGTGCCAATACTTCTGGATTTACCAAATCTGCTATTTTTGTTAATGTAGACATTTATTTATTCTCCTGTAATCTGTTTAAATTGTTCTGGGTTGCTCTTCGCAAAAGCAACACGTTCTGCTGCGGTCATAGCGTTAAATTCCACCTTGCCAATATCACCATTGATTTTTGTTGCGTCATTCTTTGGTGGGTCTTGACGTAGACGGTCTTTAACACCATCGTTGATACCTTGTTGAATTGCTTGTTGTAAGCTGTCAACAACGGTTGAGATTTCATCAGCATTGCCAAGCTTAACCAACGATTCAGCTAAATCAGTAGGCAATTCACGCTCTTTCAACAGGCTTGATACGTTGACAGTTAATTCACGCTGGTTTAATTCTTTTTCACGTGCTTCAAGTTCTGCAAGGCGTTGCTTTGCCTCTTCTTCCGCCTTTTCTTTAGCGGACATTGTAGCCAACTTCTCACCCTCTGTCTTGCCTTGTTGAATTGCTTCAGCCAACTGTTTTTCAAAGTCAGCCTTTTGTTTTTCCAAGACTTTTGCAGTGTGCTTATCCATCAAACTGTCAAGTTCACTCTGCGTTAATGTCTTAGTCTCTTCTGGTTCCGGTTGTTTTGGTTCAAGTGGCTCTTTTGGTTCTGGTTCTGTCATGATAATTTCTCCTTTGTATTAGTCCATACACGTTGATTAGCGCTTATATTGCCCCATGCACGATTAAACCCACACACGACACGCTAACAACCCATACACGCTATTTAACAGCCTTTTAATGTCATGCTTAGGACAAAATAAAAACACCAACTTTCGTCAGTGTTCAAGTTATTCATAATAAGCTGCTAAACTGCAGCGGCAATTGGGATGGAAAGGGTAATTTGGTTCATGATCTATTTTATAGATACCTTCACCTCGTAAACCACCCTCTGAAGCAGCGACACAATAGCGACACGCACCAGATTCAGCCATCCACTTGACATACTCAATATCATTTTCACGGTAGCTGTCTTTCTGTGCTTGTCCTATCACTCGTGTAAACTCTGTTCGTGCTAGTCGTTCGGTGATATACCTAGCGTTATCTTTGTATTGACCGTTTAACAAACTTCGCAAACGTCTTGCAATCACATTAGAGTTCTGTCCTTGAATGATATTGTTAGTCAGTAACACGTCTAATTCAGCTTTTAAACTGTCTGTGTTCTGCCATATCCTTTGACTAAAGTTAGCACCATCAACTTGTGCAGCCACTATCTTAAATAGCTTAGTGTGTGACATTGGTACGACTGTTGAAGCTAGAATACCAGCCTGACGTGCCTTTTCGGCGACATACTTGTCTGATAATTCTTGTTGTAGGTCAACATCAGTATCAACACCAGCCTTAACCAGTGATAGTGCAACCTGTGATTTGAGATATTCCAGTCTATTGATACGCATTGTAGCGTTATAGATTTTCATTCGTCTGTTCATTTCGGCTGTAAAGTCTGTTTTAGCAGCGTTTCTGCCTAACTTGTCACGCAATTTGTTAGCGTATGCCACCAACTCTTTTGCTTCACGTTCATAAGCTTCGATGTCGGCTGTTTCAACAATATTACGTTCAAAGCCACGTAATTCAAGTCTTGCATATTCGGATTCAATCTTGCGTGTAATGTCATCAATAACTAAATCATACCGTCTGACAATATCATCAGTATTCGTAGCCTTATTCATGTACGCTTGCTCTTGTTTGAGACGCTTTTCCCAATATTTATTAGTTTGTTTCGGTCTCTGTGCCATTTGCGTCATCTGCCTTTTCTGAATCTACTTGCACACCATAACTATCTCTAGCTTGTTGTACCTGTGTAGCCTGCTCTTGCGCTAACAAATCGGTAATTTCACTAGGGTCAGTCACGTTCGGTAGAAACTGATACAGATACTCTTGTGGCACTCTGGCGCCTGCACTAACCACTTGTGCAATGGTTGCAACGTCATCAACCGGCATGTTATCTGTAAACACAAATCTAATCTCGTTTGGATCTACGCTCATACCACTTGCTGACAGATTTTCTAATGCTTTGATGATGTTATAGCGTTGATACAAACCGACTTCAAAAGCCTTGCGTTTGGTACTTGCTAATTCAATCGTTCCTAACACCTTATACTTCATAGCAACACCACTAGCGTTACCTGCAAAGTTTTCATCTGTTAAATCAGGTGTATGTGAGAACTTATGAATATCATGCGCCAGCCTATCCTTGTATGCTTCTGTACCAGTCACATCATATTCTTTGTGGATATAGCCTGCGTCAACGTTCGTCTGTTGACCTGTCATTGATACGCCAGACTTTAACAGCAACATGTTAGCCGACTTCATGGACTTCAACATTTCCATTTTGTCTTTAGCTAACTGCATTGCTGCACTCTCATCTGTTGGGTCAATACCACTCATCATGCTTGAACCTTGCAACAATGTATCAATATCACCCTTGATGACAAGCATAGCGTCATTTAAATCAGTCATGTAGTTGGCTGTGTCTGATTGTGCTGCATCATATAAATCAATCAGCGGAATAACGTTCTCAAAATCACCAATTCTAAACTTATTGTTCTTGTACTCAATCATTGGGAACACGTACAGTTCACTTGTTTCATCTTGTACAGGTGTGCCATTAATTGAGGTTGGTTGGTAGCTTGTGTATTCTGCTGAAGTCCACGTCTCAACACGATACTCGTTCGAGATAACATCATCATCAATGGTATCAATCAAGTGATAGCGCACCGCCATAATTGGTTGCGGCTCAACATCTAGTGAGTGGTTTATCTGCTACTCACTAGATGTCGAGCCGAAACCACTTAGGGCGGTGCTCTACCGCTGGCTTAATACACTAGCAAACAATGTTTACTAGCCAGAGACTCGACCTGAGACGTATCATTCAGATGAAACGACAAGAAAAAAACACAACAAAAGACAAAGCACACCTAGACACGACTACAAGCGATA